AGCAAGGAAAGTACATCATGTACGACATAAACGATGTGCACGAGATATTGGAATTAGAAAAGGAAATACAAAATGTATAACGACATTATCGCAGGAATGACAATCGCAGGGACATTTTTTGTAGCAGGCTTCGCAGGGGCGGTTTGGGATTTCAAACGTGCGCAACGGAAGAAAGCAAGAGAACAGAAGATTAAACTTGCATACGAAGCGTTAGACGCTGGAGTAGAAGAGGTTATGCAAGAGGGTGTAAATAACTACTTATCATCACTCGCAGAAGCACGCAAACACTCTTACTCAGACAACGACTGGAGCATGGCAGATGTTCTTTAGAAAAGCAAGACGAATTAAAGAGCTTGAATCTCTTTTGAAAATCTATGAGAGGAGAGACATTGAACATACAAATGTTTTAAGGGTGCTACTAAATGGACGAAAACGAAGAAATTGACTACAACGATCCAGACTTATGGTTAAGATCGGGGTCATTTAAACGTTGGTTAGGCGATGATGATGAGGTATAACAATGAGATTTTACGTTAATTCAAAATACGAGCTAGTATGTGCGCCAGACTATCACGATAAGTTTGGCAACGTTACAGCAGATTCTCTACTGATTAACACAGGCACATATACTAATATGCTGGAAGAAGAAATCAATCTGGCAGTCAATGAGGTCTTAAAGCGGTATCGGCACACGATTCCAAAGGAATTAGTCGAGGAACTATTTAAAGAACGCAAGAGACAAGTGCGAATGATGTGCGATACGAGCGCTATTCTGAGCGAGTATATGGACGGAGGAAAGATAAATGAAAATCACACAAGCAACGAAAATCACGAATGATGATGCGTGTTACTTAATCTATGGAAATCCAGGATTCGGTAAGACCAGCGCGATTAAATACATCGAGGGTAAGACACTAGTCATTAACATTGATAAGTCAGTTAAAGTCTTGGCAGGGTGTGAGAATATCGACATCGCAGATGTTGATACGCACAAGATTTGGGATGAATGGTTAACAGTCGTTAAGGAATTGCTAAACGGAGCTGGTGAAGCATACGACACAATCGTAGTCGATAACGTTTCTGAGCTATTCCGTGCGTGTCTTGCCAACCTTGGTCGTGATGGTAAAAACCATCGAGTACCATCGCAAGCAGATTACCAGCGGGTAGATTTTACGATCCTTGATAGCTTACGAGCATTGCTACAACTTAACAAACGTATCGTATTTACAGCATGGGAAGCGAGCGACCAGTGGACAGACGAAAACGGTATGATCTACAACCGTGCAATGCCAGACATTCGCCCTAAGATTTTGAATAACTTCCTTGGATTGACTGATGTGGTAGCCCGTCTGGTTAAAAAAACCACGGACGATGGCGAAGAAGTACGAGGGTTTATCCTACAACCATCTGCAAGCGTTTATGCTAAAAATCGCTTAGACAACCGTAAAGGCTGTAAGGTCGAAGAGTTATTTAAAGGGGGTGATGATTAGTGGCGTTTGAATTACGTGATTATCAGAAAGAGTTAATCATGGACATTAAAAAATCTATGATGAACGGTAACAAAAAAATCATGGTTCAATCACCCCCGTAACCACGATCTGGTAAAACAGTAGTCATGTCGCACATCGCGAAAAATGCTACTGATAAACAAAAACACGTACTATTCTTTAGCCATCGGAAAGAAATAAATGAGCAGGTAGAAGAAACATTCAAACGTGGTGAAGTTGATCTTGACTATGTAACCATCGGTACGGTTGGTAGTCTAGTCCGAAAACTCGACTCCCTCCCAAAATTTGATGTGGTATTAGTCGATGAGGCCCACCATATCAAAGCCAAACAATATCAGACGATATTGAAATACTTCAAAAATGCTACTCAATTATTCTTCACAGGCACACCCATTCGATTAGATGGGGCTGGGTTCGATGATTTAGCAGATGATCTAGTCATTGGTAAATCCATTCGATGGTTACAGCAACACCGGAACATATCCGAATTTGATTACTATTCTATCAATCTGTTAGACCTAAAGAAATTGAGAAAACGATCTGGAGAATTTACCAATAGTTCGATAGACGATGCACTTGATTTTAAAGGTGAGTATGGTGATTTTATTGACCACTACAAACGATTAGCAGACGGTAAGCAAGCTATCGTATATGTCCACAGTGTAGTATACGCTGAAAAAGTCGCAGAACGATTTAATAATAACGGTTATCGTGCGGTAGTCGTGACTGGTCAGACAGACAAAAAGGCGCGTGAAGAATATATGCAAGCCTTTAGAAATGGTGAAATAACCATTATGGTAAATGTAAATCTATTCACTGAGGGAATTGACTTACCGAATGTAGATGTCTGTATCATGCTACGACCAACAGCATCACTATCGTTATATTTACAATTCGCAATGCGACCACTTAACCCCAGAGAGGGCAAACGTGCAATCCTTATCGACCACGTAGGCAACCACTTAAGACATGGATTACCAAATGATGATCGAGACTGGACACTAACTGGACTTTCGAAAACGAAAAAACCAGCCGAAAAATCTCCCAAAACTTGTGAGCAATGTTTTGCAACATTTTGGAGAGAGCAGATGAAAGATAACTGTTGCCCGTATTGTGGGGCAGTTATCATTCAGCCAAAGATCGTCATAAACTTAGACGATAAACGCTCAGAAATTGAGCTTTCAAAAATTGACCAAGAGATGGTATTCATCAACGTAAACGGTGAAGAAATCGAGGTCCGAAAAGATGAAGCGATGGTATATTGTCGCGTTAAAAAATATGAAAAACAATATACAAAATGTCAGAACCTAGCTGAATTAAAGGCATTCAGAAATTTAAAAGGATATGCCAACGGTTGGTTATGGTTTCAACAAAAACGGTTAAACATTTGGAGGTAACTTATTATGTCACTATTCTCAGTAAACTATGAAGCAGCAGAACAATTCGCATCTATCACAGACGGAACGTATGAAGTTTTCGTCTCACAGGCGGAGCAGAACGCAAGCAAAAACGGTACAGATTTCCTGGACATCCGCCTTAAAATTCGGGATGATTTCCAGCAGAAGTTCCGTAATAACTTAATCTTTGACAAGCTTTGGATCAACAAAGAAACACTTCAATATCCAACATGGGCGCTTCAACGTTATGCCAAAGCGGTCAAAATTCCAGAGGGAGTTGAGATCAACTCTATCGACCAATTCCTTGAACTGATCCGTGGTAAATCACTTAAAGTAACTGTTAAAAACGTTACATCAGAATACAACGGTCAGACTTACGAAAATCTGAATGTAACGAAGATGGAGCAATCAGAATTGCCAGCTTTCGCTGGTGAGGTTAAACCGTCTACGAATCAACAGATCGAAGATTTAGATTTGCCATTCTAAGACTATGGTAGGAATGGTAGATTACGCGCTGAATTATCAAGCAAATGGTTTTTCTGTCGTTCCAATCGACAAGCGTAGTAAACGTGCTATCACTAAATTTAAAGATAGCACCTTTACCGCTGAAGATATCAAACGGTTTTGGCACGAAGAACCAGAGGCGAATATAGCGCTCAGAACAGTAGAATTCTTTGTCATTGATATAGATGTCAATAAAACCGAAAACGGCTACCAGTCGTTAAATGATTGGGAATTATCACAGTATATACCAGAAACTCTCAGAGTAACCACTCCAAGTGGCGGAGAGCATATCTACTTAAAGAAACCCAAAGGAATTGAAATAAGTCAAGATATACGAATCAAAGCTGGTATAGACATTAAAGCTAATAAAAACAATTACATCTTAGTACCGCCTAGCAATAATTCTAAAGGTCAGTATAAGTGGAAGAATAAGCATCCTATCGCTGAATGTCCACCAGAGATTTTAGAAATCTTAAAAACTGAAAAGAAAAAATCTAAGGTGAACTTCACCACGGATTATCAAAAGGGTGAGTATTCAAGCAAAACAGCAAAACTATTCGAACAGGTCGTATTCGGGCTGGGTGATAAAGGTGGTAGAAATAATGCTCTTGCGAGTTTTATCGGTGGCCTGCTCCTTAGAGGGGTGGAGGTAGATGCGATTTATATGCTTGCAAAACTAGCGAATCACTACACACCCGAAAGCCTCCCACAGAGCGAATTAGATCGCACGTTTGAAAGTATGCTTAGAAAGGATATGGATGGATCTTGAATTATTAAAACAGCAGTATCTAGAAATGCAACAACAACGGCATCTCATCGAAATCATCGAGAAGCCAAACGACTGGCGAGAAATTCGGTTAGCGTGTCGTGATTATCGTGAGCGCTGGCTGGAAGAACATAAGAACGATTATGATCCAGTCACGAATACGGTAACACCAAAGAAGAACCCGCCCACGCGCCTTACTGAATTAGCAGTAGCGCAAGGAATGGAAGAAATTCTTTACATCGTCAATCTATCGAATGATCGTGTGGCGGTCTATGATCCAGATCATGGATATTATCATAAAGACCCCAGCTATGCTTATAAAATTATTCGATTGCTAGAGCCGAATTTTAGTGAAGCACGCGCAAAGAATGTACTCTTTATGCTTGCAGCGACCCCGCGAGTTAACCAGCATGAACACTTTTCGTGCAATTTCTCGACAGGGGAGTACAAAGACCCTAAACGTTTTATCTTAGTGAAGAACGGTATTTACGACAAAAAAAGGAAAATTCTTACAGGATTTACACATGAATTCGTAGCATTCTCAACCATTGCTACTGAATACAATCACTTTGCAAAACCTCCAACGATTGACGGTTGGAACGTAGATGATTGGTTGCTGGATTTAATGAGTGGAGATGAAGAGCTGGTACATCTCATCTGGCAAGTCATTTCAGCAAGTCTTAACGGTAATTACTCATACCGCAAATCTATTTGGTTTGTCGGTGAGGGGAATGACGGTAAAGGTACAGTCCAGCAGTTAATCACGAATGTGGTTGGTATGAAAAATGTGGCTAGTCTAAAAATCAATCAATTCGCAGAACGTTTTTCCCTCTCAATGATTGAGGGGAAAACGGTCGTGATTGGTGATGATGTACAAGCTGGTATCTATGTGGATGAATCCTCAAACTTTAATAGCGTGGTAACTGGTGAACCCGTACTGGTTGAAGAGAAAAACAAACAGCCTTACACAACAGTGTTTAAGAAAACTGTTATCCAGTCTACAAACGAACTCCCACGGTTTAAAAACAAAACTAACGGTACATACAGACGGTTTGCAATCATCCCATTTAAAAAATCATTCTCTAGCGAAGATGATAATTGGGCAATCAAAGACGATTACATCTACCGTGAGGAAGTGCTGGAATACGTTTTGAAGAAAGCACTTGAAATTTCATTCGAACGGTTTATCGAACCGAAAGCATCCCTTGAAGCTCTCGAAGACTTCAAAGAATCGAATGACACGGTTAAAGCATTCGTTATGGAATGGTTCGATAAATTCGAGTCCACCCGCCTCCCGTCAAGGTATTTGTGGTGGTTGTATCAGGAATGGTGCAAGGATGAGGGAGTGACTAAGCTAACTAAACGTAAGTTTGAAATTCAACTAGCTAAAAATATTCCAGATGGTTGGGTGAAGAAAAGATTTCGTCCTTTAGGAAAATTCATACCGTCTGTAGATGTGCCACCTTACTATATGGGATTCATTTGGGCGAATGATGAAAATGAGATCATTACAACAGGTTATGAAAAAGTTACCGTTTAGTTACCGTTCAAAATCACAAACGGTAACATACTTAAAGCCTTATATACCAAGGGGTTGCATTACCTTTGTTACCTTGTTACCTTTCTATTCTATTGAAATAATAAATAAATAAATAAATAAAAAATATATAAATAGAAACGATACGGTTAACGGTAACATTGCAAAAAAAAGTGGTGTCAATCCCTTGGGGCTGTAAGGATAGAAGATGTTACTCTTTTTAAAACACAAACGGTAACATTTGGAGGACATTGTGAAAACTGAACATACTATACAAAATGAAATACGGGTGGCCTTAACTGAAAATGGCTATACAGTATTTCGGGCGAATGTCGGGAAAGTGAAAACCGCAGATGGTAGATGGTTTGATACGGGATTACCGAAAGGACATCCAGACCTATACGGTTTTAGACCCGATGGGAAAGTGTTTTACATCGAAGTAAAAAATGCAAAAGGTCGAGTGAGACCAGAACAAAAACAATTTATCAAAACAGTTAAAGCGCGTGGCGCACTTGCAGGAATCGCACGAAGCGTAGAAGATGCGCTCGCAATCGTAAAGGAGACAAACCATGAATAAAAAAATCATTTTAGCAACAGTAGCAACAATCGCAGCATTGGGAA